TTGGGAAAATAGAAAGCACAACCCTGAGTATGAAGAAGGCTCAGACCCCGCATTAGCAGCATATTATGGAACGGGCATAGGTGATTTAGAAAACCCAAAAGATATGGCTCATCCAGAATATCTTTCAGATTTATCACATTTCCTCGGCCTTGAGTGGTTTTCACCAAAAGAAAGAACTAAGATTTTTGACCATCTTCGTAAATATGGAAGTGACTCTAATAGACAATTAGTAAAATTTGATGATGGTTTTGAATTACCTATGGGTAGGCTAAAAAGAACCATAAGAACTAGAACCTCGAATGCGAAAACATTTACCTCTAATGAGCCACATTTAGGTGGTGACAATAATATAACACCAATATTAATGTCTAATTTGCCTGAAACTGATAAAGATAAATTTGCCTTTGATTCCGCTTTTAGAGCAGCAAGAGTACCTGTAGATAAAGATGGGAAAATTATAGGGGATATCACTTATGATAAAGAAAGTGAAGACCAAATTCTAAAACCCCTATCTGAAATTGCATTAGAAAATCTACATGATTCTATGGGACATGATATTGATGAGGATGGTTGGTTATACCAAACGTTTCCTAATATGAGTAAGAAAAGATTACTAAAATTAAAAAGAGAATCCGGTGATGATTTTAAAGAAGCCCTAGCAGAAGAAAGTAAGAGTGCTAAAAAAATGATTCCTGAAAAAAATCTTTTACACGCTTTGGGTTTTGATTCAGATGGAAATGAAATGGAAGAACATGAAGTTTATGATAACTTTTCTGGCCCTTTAATAGATAATAAAATGTTAAAAGAATTAATGAGAAAGAAAAAAGATTTTTTAGGATTAGACTCTAAGCATAATCAATTAGATGATGCTTACAATGCTTATGAGTGTAATAAAATTTCTAATGAGTTACTTAAAGTCCCAGAAATAAGAAAAGCCTTTGATGACTTGGGTGGTACTCCTGCATCTATATTTGCTCCCGCTTATACGGGTGCGGCTTTAGGAATGGATTTCCATACATTGTTTAGGTCATTACATTATCCAATAGCGGATAAGGAAGGAAACTCTATTCTGGGTTCAACAAGAGGAGACCACAAAACTCCTAATCAAAATCAAGGTTTGTTTGGACATTTAATCTTACCAAGACCAGAAGAAAGTAAAATTAGTTCTCATGCTTTACAACATAACAAAGCCCTAATTAACAAACTTGGAGGGTTTGATAATATTATAAATGCTGCTAAAAACCATTCTACTGCTCCTCACGTTGCTAGTATGATACATGGTAATAGTGCTATTGAAAACCAAGAAAAATATAAACAAAAAAGAAATATTAATAATTTATCACCTCTTTTATTCTCAACAAATCCTAATTCCGATAACCCTTATGGGTTAGAAATGGGAATGTCAATTGAAAAAATAGTTGATGATGATGTTGTGACAGATATAAGTGATACACTACAAAACTCTTTTAAAGAAATATTTATGAAAGATAAAAAAGCAGATAGAAATGCACTCTTTTATGCTAAAAAAATAATGTTAAGAAAAGGACCAGATTATTTTGATTCTAAAATCAATGATGAAATTAATGCTAACTTATTTGGGGGGAGTTATCACGGAGACAGATTTGATGCTAAAGCATATGGTGATATTCGTATTATTTCTGAAATGGCTAAACATTTAACTCAGTATTACCCTGATGGTTTCTTAGACCCAAGTAATCCAGCAATTAGAGAGAATGTTGCAAGATTATTTGCTGATGCAAATATGGCCTTGAAAGTATTACCACCTGAGTATTATGAAGAATTAGGTATACCTCACCCTACTACTATAGATTGGGGATTCTCTAAAGAAGAAATTCCTTTAGACCCTAAATTACATAGTCTTGGTAGTTTCATAAAACAGGCTGGTATTCCAGTACATAGTAAAACTGATGTAAAAGAAATAGCAGAACAGTTAGGATTCCCCTTAGATAAAGAACATTTAGACCATATCAAAAAATCTTTAGGTACAATTCCTGAAGGTGAAGGGAGATTCTTGATGTCTAATAAACAAATATTATCTAATTTATTCAATGAAGAATATGATAGAGATATAGACGAACACCTCTTTGAAGAATCAGGTCATGGCACTAAAGACATAAAAACTAGAATTTCTAATCTTAGAAAATATATAAATCAAACTATTAAAGATGAAGAAGGTAATACTATACCAAAATTTTCTGAACAAGATAAATTAAGATTTAAAACTGAAATAGAAAGATTAGAGCCTTTAAGAAATACAGAAAAAGAATTTAATTCTCTCTCTGGATTATTAAATAATATAGAGGAAAGGCATTCCAGAAATCCTGAATTAACTAAAAAAAGTCTTTCTCGTAATTTAGAAAAAATAGGTATAGAGCACGACTCAGCGAATTTTGAAGATATGCAAAAGGCTTTAGATAATCATGTGAATGAATTACATGCCGAGTTAATTGGTGACATACCTGATAGTAACTCAGTTCATAGTAGAAGTGGCTTAATTAAAAATTTATTTGGACAAAAAGAACACGCACAGGCTTTAGGTATTTCATATCTAGAAGGTGATACTGTTGATGAGTATCACAAACAAAGTGGGGTAACGGAACAAAATACACCTTTTGCTACAAGTAAAAGAAGTAGACCGTATGGTTTGAAAATTACAAGGGGGTCTCCATCTACTACACCTAAAATGCACCCCCATAGTGAGGCTACACACAATCTAAGAGGTTTAGTTTTACATGATGGTTCAGATACACCTTTAGACACAAAAGTTTCTACTGAAAAAATAGATTGGTTTAATCAACCAGTTTCACATGATGGTAGTGGTCCTACTGTGGTTAACCTCTTTGGGGAGTGTTTCAAAACAGGATTAGAAATGAAACCACAAGGCGCTTTATCTTTTGAAGGTGGTAAACCTGCTTTTTATCCTACAAATCATACACAAAGATTAACTGAACCTGCTCCACAACATTTGAATGTGGCATTTGGTAACGAGATGAGTAGTCAGATACAAAACGCTGATGCTAGACCTTTAGAAAATGAGCAATCTCATGCAGAAACAATACGTCAAGGTTTTGGTGATGTGCAACCAATGGTATCAGACCCCTTAAATTTATTAGGAAAAGATGCAGGAACTTATGCTAATGCATTATTGAATCCTGATGAATTATTAATTAAAGGGGATAAGGAACCGGGTTGGGTTCCACCAATTAGACCAATGCATAGAATATTCAAGTTTAAACAATTAGAAGAACTTAGAGGTTTTACTGGTGGTTGGTGTGTTTCAAAATGGTATGATGGAAAGAGATTAGTCATTACTAAGAAAAATAAGAAAGTCACTGCGTATTATGAAGATGGTAGTAGAGGTGCAGTTCCTGATTGGGTGAAAACAGGTATCAAAAAATTAGGAGAAAAAGACGCTACATTTGATGCTATACTATCCAAAAAGAATCTACACGTAATTGATATCATGCATTACGATGGTACAGATATTATGGATATGACTGTTAGAGAGAGATTCAAAGTTTTAAGAGGACAATTTGATAGCCATGAAGAAGTGATAATTTGTGGACCACATGATACTCGATTTACAGATGATGAAGGATTGAAAGATGCTGTAGATAGTTTGAGCAAAGAACATTCTACACTTTTATTGAGAGATAATAAATCTACTTACATGAGAGGAGAAAAGAGACATCCTAAGTGGGTTTTATTGCGTAAGAATAGAGATTTAAATCTGATTGTTTTAGATAGAAGAGGTGAAGCGCCTGAGTTTATTTACAGATTAGGTGCTGGTCCAGTAATTGATAAAGAAGGATTTGGAGATAGGGCTGTTCCTTTCAAAGACCAAGTTTACGTTGATGTAGCAACAATTACTAGTCCTAAACCGTTTGAAGAAGGTGATATTGTTAGGGCTAGATTCACTGGTGTAGAAAAGAATGAAAACTATGAAAGAGATGTGTATAATGTTCAATTAAGTAAATTAGTTGGTGAAGGAGAGGGTGAAGGAAGTGCCAGTTTAGAAACACTATCGTTACTAGCAAAGGCTTTCCCTCCTATTCATTTACCACATGATATAGATATAATTGATAGAAACGTAATTATCTCTTTACCTAATGATGATAGTGTTACCTATAAATTAGAAAAATCTTCTTTAGGATATTGGGTTCATTCTCCCACTACTTCTCTTTCAGATATGGGGTTAGGTGAATATAGTATAGAGTTGTCTGAAAGTCTTAAGCCGTTTTGGGGACAAGTTGCTAGTTTGATGTTGAAAGGAAAAGTGACTAAACTTCCTGCCGAAGATAAAAAAGTTAGAGAAGAAATACAAGAAGAAGAAAGTGCAGGTCTTGTAGATGCTGATGATAAAAACAGGTTGTTAAAACCTAATTTTGAAAAAGCCTTAGAAATTATAGAGAGAAGTTTAGATGTGTTAGATAAAGGTCATTCAAACATGGCAGGAAGGGGTTTAGGTATTGATTTGGGAGAACCAAACGCCAGTCCAAGGGGTCCAACTGTTTTACAAGATGAAAGCACTATGCCTGATTATGATATGAGAAGTAGACCTACTGAAGAACCAGAGAAACCTGAAGACTATCCTAAAGCGGAAAGGAACACTAAGAAAAAGAAGCCTTCCGCTTCATATAAATAGTATAACATTTGATTCTCCTTGAGTATGATGTCTGCTACAGTACGTTCTGAAGGCACTCAAGGCATCACTATTCTAAAAGGTGGAGACCTAGTTGTCGCTGGATATGCTAGTGTTGAAGTCGTAGATAAACAAGGTGATAAAATCACAAAAGAAGCGTTAAAAGATGCTTTTGCAAAGTACATGCAAGATGAGAAATATCGTAATGTACAATTAGCACATTCAAATATACAGGTCGGTGAGGTTATTCCTTCTTACACCGACAACCAAGGTCGTTTGTGGAAAAGCGAAGTTGATGACACAGGAATGTTTGTTGTCGTTGCTTTGAGAGACGACATTGAGAAGGCAAAAGAGGTTGCCGCAGAAATAAGAAAGGGTTCGCTTCGTGGTTTTAGTATTGGAGGACAGGCTTTCAAGCGTGTTCGAAAATCAGACGCTGAACACGGTGATTACCAAGAAATCAGTAAACTAGAACTTCACGAGATTACAATATGTGAGAGGGGCATCAATCCAGAAGCCACCTTTAGGATATTGAAACAAGACCAAATGGTGAAAAATATGACAAACGATGATAATGTTATGACGCAAATGACTGATGTCTTGTCTCGCCTTGAAGGTC